GGGAGTTGCGAACGTTGACCGACGAAGATTTATTTATGGTAAATCTTAACGCAACTCGTCGGCTAAATCCTGTAATTCCAATGCTATTGTGTGTAGCGCATCGCTCAGTGTCTTGATTTCCTCTGGAGTAAATTCACAAGGCTTCCCATTCTTTATGTTGTTGTTCAGCTTCTGGCTGAACCAGCTGCCGGACTTGCCGAAGAAGCGCTCGGCGATATAGGCACCGTTCAGCACCCGGAGCAGGTCGCCACGCTCCATGAATTTAATCTTAGAGAGTACCGCATCCGGTTTTTCGTTCATTTTCGGATTCATAATAATTTGAGTTTTTTTAAAGGCCCTCCCCCTGGGGGGAGGGCTGTGAGTCAGTCAGAGAGCAGGAGCCTCAATTGATTTCGGATTTCAAATTTAAGCCATCGTTTTCGGCCTCTGTCGTTGATTCTGCGTAGGATGTTGAGCATGTCAACCAGGTCTTGAACCTCCTTTTTAAATTCTTCGTCGGTCATTGTTGAAGATTTTAATGTTAAACAATTTAATGGTCTCTTGTTCTTTCGAACAATACAAAGGTAGTAAACATTTCGTTACTAACCAAATTTTCAAGCTAATATTTTCGATATTTTTTGAAAAGAATCGCCCCCGCCGGGATGGCGGAGGCGCAGTTAAAAATAGTTCTTTAATTATGAAGTCGACGCGTCACGCGCAGAATATCTTAGAATGCAGCCGCAAGCATCTCGTTGGCGAGAGACTGAACGGCGGCATGGAGTTTATCATATTGTTTACGTCCGGCACGAGCGACGCCTGATGTGTACTTGCGCATCAGGGATGGGTTAATCCCGGCTCGCTCGGCAATCTTCGACTGATTCAGGAAATTGAATCTGTTGAAGAAGGACGGCATATCATAATGGACGACAAATTCGAGGTCCGGCAGAGATTTGCCCTCTTCCTTAAGCTCCGCCTTCATATGATTGTAGAAATCCTGAAGGCTATTGATGGCTTCTTCCGAAGAAGAACCGTAACCCAGAAGTCCTACATATGGTATTTCCTCTTCAACGAAGCAGGAGAAATCGCCATCCTGTGTCTGCTCAACTATGATATTGGCAATCATGATGTATATTGATAGTGTTGACAGAAATTCTCTTAAAAACGAGGCGAGAAGCCTCGTTGTATTGATAACAATTAAAGTGCCTTATAAGATGAAGCACGAGGGCAGGGGCTAAGCCCCTGCCTGTGCGACTGAATGCGGAATCAGCGGATTCCGGCATTCATCCGGATGTATCTCTCTGTGGAGGGTGGCACTTCCCGGGAACCGTGAGATGGGACCGGGAAACGCTTGCCGGTAATCGGCGAGAACCATATTTCATGATTCCCTCCACGTCGTATCGGATAACATCCGGCAGCGGATAATTCCGCTTTTAGTTGTCCGTACTTCATAATGTAAAAGAACTATTGTTGTTATCAACAACACAAAGGTAGCAATTTTGCTCCATTTTACCAAATGAAATTTCAATTATTTTCAAAAAAATACCCGCCACTACCCTCGCGGGCGGTGCCGGGCACACATTTAAAAGAATCCAAAATCTATTAACAAAAAAGCTACAAAGATTGAAATGGTCAGTTCTCAGCTATAGTTACTTACGAATACAGCGTAGCAGCAGCCAAAGCGCTCCTCCGGCCACCGCTCCCACGAGGGCCCACCATGCGCCCCTTCCAAATCGCAGATAAAACCGCTCGGAGCGCGTCAGCTCCGCTGGAACGGGGTATGGCATCGGGCGCTCTATCTCTACCTCGATGGTGTCGGCCGATAGCGGCACGGCCACCGGGATAGGCTTAGGTTTCTGCTCCAGCGAGTGGAACAGCGAGCCGTCGGGCAGTATGGCCGCGTCGCTGACGGCGGCGTCGGTCTCCAGATGCGAGGTGCTGTCGGGGGTGTGCCGCTCGGCGCGTTGCTCCGGCAAGCTCACGTGCAGCGTGTCAATCCACGTTGTGTGTATCTCGCGGGTGGTATGCGTCTCGATGGGCGGCACGTCGAGACTATACCGCGGCGCGGGCCGCTGGCACCGGCATCCGCACAGCGCCCACGCTACCATCGCCCAGAAGGCTACGGTAACCACTGCCACAATCACCCGCCCCAGCCATCTCCACGCCATCACCTGCCGTGTCGTCATCTTAGCGGGATGCATAGCGTCGCGCCTCCTCCGCTCTGCGTTTTATCAGTCCCGGAAGCTTCACCTTGCGGCCCCTCTGAGTGCCGTACACCCAGCGCGAGAACTCCGCCGGAATGCTCGCGTCGTCGGCATTCGCCTGCACCTTGCGCCACAATGTCGACGCCAGCAGCGACCGCACTCCAACGTTATAGGCGAAGCTCAGTAGAGCATCATACTGCCCCTGCCGCAACCCCAGATGGCCGACAGCCGCGCCCAGCTCAGCCTCGAACCTTGCCAGGTCGGCCTCAAATAGCCGTTCGGCCTCCGCCTTGCTGATCTGCTTGCCCGGCGTCACATCGGTCCCCGTGTGGCCGTAGCCTACGGTCCACACCCCGGAGGGACACCGGTACGCCGTCAGCCTCAGCCCCTCGCATTGCTTTATAAAAGCTTTAATGGATTCACTCGCTTTCATCGCTCCTCGGGTTTAAGTTCGTCAAGGTCAATGTCGAAATGCCGCGAGGTCTTGTCAACCAGGATGAGCTGCAGTAGCTTGGCCCAGCGCGCGCCGTTGCAGCTGCTCTCATTCTCCAGTATCGACCACGCCTGCCAGAAGCAAATCGCCCCGGCAGCTATCTTCGTGAGGTCAACAGGCATCCCGTCGGTAATATGCCGCTGAATAAGAAAAGCCATCACAATCAGCGCGTAGGCTTTGAGCAGTGTAAGCAGAACCTCCCCGAAATGGTGGCTCTTAAACTTCGCCCCCTCCTCGCTCACCCTGGCTGGGTGCGCCTTGCGCGCACGGCGTGAGAGCGCCCACGCCGTGTAGCAGTCGGCAAGTATCATCAGCGTGCAGATAAGGATGTAGGGCAACGTAGGCTCCAGAATGGCTATAACGCCGCCGAGCGCGGCACACAGCCATCTGAGCGTATCCGATAACAATTGGTTAGGGTGCATAGTGTCTATTTTTTTTGAGGTGATATAAATGTTGGTCCGTTAAAATAGTGAAGAGGCGATTTTCTCCGAATTTATTTGGCGGTTAAACAATTAGTTGCTATATTTGCATTGGAATACCGCCTAACTTCTGGTACGTCAATGCTACTGCATGTAATCCTGGAGTGGGCGGCTTTTCTTTTATCCCAGTCGCCGAAGAGCTCTTATTCGATATTCTTTCTCGCCATCGGCGCCAACGCGGGTTTCCCATCGTACAGAATAGTAATGCCATTCTGATGCCATGAAATTGCGATGGGCGTAGGATGGACTTTTAACGCGTTCTCCTGTATCTGGGTTGTCAGTTGTGCGGTTGTACCGTTGGCCGTGCGTTCGGCGCACGCGGAAAACCGTACCCCTATTCTTTTTATACGACCAGAAATGGTATTTTTTAGTAGCTTCCGTAGCCGGCACGCCCTTAGGCCTCACAGCCCTGCTGCGGAACTGGATCTGAATATATTTGTTCGCTCGTGGAGGGTAGCGATGCAAAAGTACTGCTACTACCTCCGCATATGTCGGAGGCGCGAGCCTATCAATGGCAAAACCTCCAGCGCGATACGGAACATTGCAGCCTACCCATCCGCGCACTTCGTCATATCGCACAATTAACCTGCCGTCGGAAGTTTGCGGACCGAAGCCGGAAGGGTCCTTGTATACTGCCATATCGGCAAAAAGACCATAGGGCCACAGAGATATACTGCCAAGCGTTTTCTTTGTGATTGTCGCCACACCATTCTCGACGGAGATGTTTACCGGCGAAATCGAAGGAGCAATATCATTCTTTGGGTCGCCGGGAGCTAAAGAAAGATATACTCGCAGCAGCCCGACAGCCTCGATGGTGAAAGGCTCGGTAGCGTTTTCGTCACCAAGCCAGGTATTGAAAGCATTCGTTGTCAGACTGACAGGAATCCATGAGCCGTCGCAGTATTGCAAGATCGGCGTCAGGTAATAGTTATGGGTGCCATTGCTGCCGATTCTCGGCAGACGGCCCACGATTACGCGTGGCCGGACTGCATTTGTAAGCCCACCGAGCTTATCACGAGTCACATTTATTTTTTCCTCCGCTATCCCTAAGCCTGCCGAAATCACCAATATCTCACCGGCAATCTTCTCCAGCTCCGCCCACTTGTTCAGCAGGGGATAGAACTTGACATACCAGTAGTTGGTTGACGGACGTGTGACGTAGAAGATGCCCGGCGCGGTGATGGTCTCGGCATTCTTGGGAGTTGCGCTCGTCATTTTGCCGAAGCGGGCGGCACCCACTACTACGAGATATGGCACGTTCTGAATTTTTCCC